CCACGAGCGCCGGACGGCCCGACAATAGCGCCAGTTCACCGAGAAAGTTTCCCGGGCCATGGATGATGATCGGCTTGCGATTGTCGAATTGGTCGCGCACCGTCACCGCGACCTCGCCGGCAACGATGACCATGAGCCCAGGAGCGACCTGGCCGACTGTCCAAAGCGATTCAGCTGCAGCAAATGAGCGTAGGTCGCCGTACCGACGCACCCGCTCGATTTCGAGCGGATCGAGGGAGGGATAAATCTGGTCGTACCGCTGTTCGCGAATGGACCGCAACTGCGCCATGATGGCCGCCGCAGGCAAGACTAGGGAAGCTGAACTAGGCATCGTACGCTAAGTCACGGTTCAGGCGAAGTACACGGCACGAACGAGCGCGTGAGTGCGCGAACCTCCGCACCGCGCCCCTGCCAGTGACGAGAATGGTCATGCCGAGAACTCCTCTTGTGGGCCATGGAAAATCCGTCCGCCGCGAGGAGGAAGATAGCAAGTGGGTGAGGACTTGGGCGCCGACGCTGCCCGTGCTGTTAGCGGCGATCCTATTCCACCGCTACACGTCTGCGCCGTCTTTCTCACGCGCCCTCATTCCGTCGCGCCCACGCCTTCCCCTTGGCTCATCTCAACGCCACCATCCCGATGAGTGGCGTGGCTTATGCTGAGTGAGTTGACGACTTTTTTCTCGCCTTGCCACTCTGGCTTTCTGGATCGCGAATCAATGTCGCCATAGCTCCCTGCAAATGGCCGCCTAGCTTGGCGCGAGATCGGAAGATAGCCTTAGGGAAGCGCCAGCTGGATCATGTCATGCCCACCGAACGCAAGGAAGTAAGGGCCCAGCCCGGCACGGCCGCTGGCCTCACGATCTTGCTCTGTTTGATGGGCCTCATCGATTTGCAGGCAGTCGCGCAGGAAATGGTGGGACAGTCTCGCTGGCGGATGACGGCGAGCGCGACTGTTTTGAGCATCGAGCAGGAGAAGGCAATAGCCGCAGCGCCGGGCTCGGATTTCAAGGAATGTGCGAGCGGCTGCCCAATCATGATCGTCATTCCCCCTGGCAAGTTCACGATGGGCTCGCCGGAGAACGAGCCGGACCGGGAGGCGAGCGAAGGACCGCAACACGAGGTAACGCTGGCGAAGCCATTCGCCGTGTCGAAATTCGAGGTGACTTTCGAAGAATGGGATGCTTGTGTCGCCGCAGCGGGATGCCCGAGCGTCCCCGACCATTGGTGCCCGTGATCAACGTCAGCTGGCGCGACGCCAAGCAATATGTGGCTTGGTTGTCAGAGTTGACCCAGAAGGATTACCGACTTTTGACAGAGGCTGAATGGGAGTACGCGGCACGGGCCGGTACCGTGACCCGCTATTTCTGGGGCGATGATCCTCGCGATGGCAACGCAAATTGCGACGGCTGCGGCAGCAGATGGGACCGCCAACAAACCGCGCCCGTCGGATCACTCGACCCAAACGCTTTCGGCCTTTACGACATGCTCGGCAACGTCTGGGAGTGGGTTGAGGATAGCTGGCACGAGAACTGCAACGGCGCGCCAACTGATGCATCAGCGTGGCTTACTGGTGGGGATCCGAACTATCGTGTTATCCGCGGTGGCTCCTGGCGCAACGAGCGCGAACTCGTCCGTACGGCCGTCCGCCGCAGTCGCAACATCAATGTCCGCTTCGACACTCTCGGCTTGCGAATTGCACGAACGATGAAACGTTGATCATCTTCTGTCTTTCTGACATCCTGCCATTGGCACATCCAATACCAGGCACGAGCGCCATGGCGGCAAAGGTCGCGGCCATCATCGCAAAGCCGATGAGCAAATGAGAGCTGCTTGTCGGTGCAGATATCATCTCGACCATCACCGCCCCGCTTACGTTCGAGAGCGTCGGACTCTTGGCTGGCATCGTGCTGATCAGGACCTTCCTCAGCTTCTCCCTTGAAACGGAGATTGAGGGGTGCTGGCCTTGGCAGCGTGCCGCCAAAGATGCGCTGCACGACCCGACCGGGACGGTTTAACACCCCGTACAAATGCTCGGGATTTGTCCGTAAGCGCCGGTGTTACCCGTGCTCCCACTGTCCCGTTTAGACCCACCGCGCGCACGCGCGTTGTTCTGCGCCGCCGGGGGATTGTAGGGGGCAGGCACATTTCCTTGCTCTTCCTGAAGCGGCCGAAGGTCGGTTGGGTTCGGTTGGCGGTGTCCGACCGCAGCCTTCGGAATTCGGAGGCCCTCGTTGCCCTGGGTGCCTGCACCTGTTCCGAGACCGGTCCCACTTACCAAGCGGCCAGCCTCCGCTGCCGTTAAACGACCAGTCTCTTCCTCGCCTATGCTGTCCTGAAACCGGCGGATGGAGGCACTCGTCAAAGGACCGAAAATTCCGTCTACGGGTCCATTGTAGTAACCCAGACCGTGTAATGCTTCCTGGACCTGCCGCCGATTTGCTTCCGACATCTTATCTTCATCGGGCATGGCCAGCGCCATAGCGGCTGAGGGCGGCTTTTCCGACGTCACCTGCCTCGACTGTTCGGGTGATGAGGGTGAGCTCGGCGGCGTAGGAACCTCCTTGGATTGGCCTGCTGTAGTCGGCGGGGCTGAGGGTGCTAGGCTTGGCGCTGCAGGCGCAGTCGAACGAGGGCTTGTTTGTGGCGATGCGTCGGGGGCTTGCTTCTCTTGTTCAATTGGCGGTGAGTGTTCCGGCGCGGGCGGCGTCTGAACGGGTGGCGGCGGGGCTTCGGCTAAATTGCTTGCAGGAGCACCCGATTGCGAGTTTTCGCGAATAGCCCAGTAGGATACGCCCGCGATTAACAGTGCAAGGATCGCGAATGCCCCCAAGGTCAAGCTCGTTTTCGTCCCCATAGTATTCCTCTTTCGGCGGGACCCCTCACGCCTGCACTGTAGGTCGTAATTTTTTTGGCCAGGGCAAGGATCAACGGCGCGTTCTTGCCGGGTCTATGAAATCCAGCTGAGATTTCTCGCGTTACGGAGGGGGCCGCCTCATGGATCCCTCCCCACGCGGGTCGTGCCTAATGAGCCCTGAGAATAGCACTTCGCGGCTCTATCGGAAATCTGAGACCAGCAACCGCAATCGGCCGCCGGTCGCGTGAGCGGAACTCGGCTGCGGGCACCTCATCGGAACTGGCCGATGAGTCGCGTCCATCCCATCCATACTTCTTTTCGTATGAAGTGCAAAGGACCGGGGCGATCGGGGTAGCGTGGACCAGGGTCGAAGTTCCCTCGTCGCCCATGATCAGGTCGCTCTGGTATGCGATGACAAAAGCGCCTATGTCGAATCGAGTCTCGGTCGAGAACAAATGAGTCTCTGCTTTGGGGGCCTAAAAAAAACGGAAATTGGAAAATCCGAACTCAGACTGCGCGCCGAAACGCGCGCGTTTCGACCCGAAACTCCGGAAAGTAGGGGACCGGTCTCACGCGAGTTAACGGAACTTCGGGATGTTTCCGTGAAGTCATCCAACGCGTGGAAATAACAGGATTGTGTGGCTGGGATGGAAGGATTCGAACTGGTAAATGTCCATTTCCGGTAAGCTCTGCTCGCGCCAGGAGGTCTTGAACAAACCAACGCAGGACGCGTAGGCCTGATCAGCGCACGCGATTGGCCGGGTGCAGTGGATCGATCGGCCAACCATCGAGACCGACGTCAGGCGCGTAGCCGTTGATTTCCGTGAAGCGCTTACGACTGTCGTGGCACGGCTTGCACAAACTTTGTAACTCGCCCAAGAAGAACTTGTTGGGGTCGCCATGATGCGGCTCGACATGGTCAGCGATCGTCGCCGGCACGACCCCACCGCGCCCAGCGAGGCAAAATTTGCACAATGGATGCTCGCGAAGCTGATGCGCGCGCAGTCGCTGCCAGTGTGCTGAGCTATACAGATGTTGCCAAGTGATGGTCATCGCGCCGGTCTCATCCTATAAGAGCCGCCACGTCAATCACCGGCGGTTGAGCCGAGGCCATCGCCATCGCCATCAGCAACGCGACGACGCCATCGATCCGATGAGTCGCCTTGCGTTTGTCCGGCGCGCGGTTGCCGGCACTATCGGTGCGGATCACGGTATGTGCCGCGTTCATGCTCAGGATCGGATTGTCATGCACTAATTGTCGATCGAGCAGACACTGCTCCAGATCCCGCAACGCCGGCGACATGCTCTGGGTCCCTTGGCCGAATTCCTGGAATTGCTCGGCGAGCATCGGCTCGGTGAATCCCGCCTTCAGTAACCATGGCCGCAGATGTTTGAAATTCCATCGATCGAACGCGATTTTGCTGATGTTGTACTGACGGAATAGTCCGCGCAGCTGGTGCGCCACCCACTCGTAACTGACGCTACGGCCGGGCGAGACGTGCAGATGCCCTTGCTGGTGCCACATATCATAGGGTGCATGATCGGCGCGCGCCTTGTCGGCGAGACCCTCGCTTGGAAGCCAGAACCAACAATGCGTATGCCACTTCCCGTCTTTGCGCCCGATAAGCACCAACGCGGTGAGGTCATCGACCGCGCTCAAATCGAGCCCACCGAACAAAATCGGGAGCTCCGCGAGGGGCGCCACCGAGCCATGGCACGCATCCCATACCGACATCGGCACGAACGGCGCGGCGAGCTCGGTCCTTTGGTTGAGCACGAAGCGGCGATATTCCGCTTCGCGTGTCGGCATACGTCGGGCATCGGCCGCCATCTGGAGGACTTCACGCTTGTTCATGAACGTGCCGAACGCGGGATTCGCTGCACGGATCGCGTCTTCCGAAAACGGATCGAGAGCCTTCGATGCGCTGTAGAGACTGACTGTCGTGCGCGGATCAGCACCACTCAACGCGTCATCGATTAGAACGCTCAACAAATCCTGGTCACTCGGGGCTTGTGTGCTGATGATGATACTTACCGGTTCTTCCTGGGCCGCCGTCGCCAACTCCATGGCTTCGTACAATGGACTGCGCGGGCCGGCGACGGCACCCAGTTCATCGTGGATCACAAAGGCGGGCGACAAGCCGAGCGCGGTCGTGGCGTCGGCCGAGAGCGCGCGATATGAGGTCCCCAACTCGGCGCAGGTCAGCATCTTCGCCGATTCGCGAATGCTGACAGCGCGGGAGAGATCGGCATTCATCCGGACCATCTTACTGGCGAGCCCGAAGATCAACGAGGCCTGGTCGCGCGACAGAGCAGTACTGAACAATTGCGAATTCGGTCGCCGTTTGGCGGGAGGGCCGGCTAAGTGGGCTAGCAGCAGACCGGCGGCCAACGTCGATTTCGCGTTCTTTCGGCCCATCGAGAGAATGGCACGCCGGGTCGGACCGCTTGAATTGTTGTAGATGCGCTCAATCTCGGCGCGCTGCCAAAGATCGAGCACAAGCCGCTGGCCGACCAGCCGACCTTCCGGAATGTAAATGTACTTGTCGAAAAACCGAATGATGTCGGCCGCCGTCACCCGATTATCGTAGCGCTTGGCCATCTCAAGCCCGCGTATCCCAAGGCCTTGAGTGCGGGACCTCGCTCATCTTCGGCCCGGCCGCTCGGCTCACGACACGCGAGCGCGGAGTCGCGCGCAGAGTGGCTAGCAAGTACGCGATGCTTTTGGCGGTGTCCCTGTGCGTGCCCGCCAGCGCGGCGATCGCCTCGTCATCCGATGACTTCTGCGCCCGGAGCTGGCGCAGCTGATGCTCGCAACGCTCTGCGATGGCGACTTGGCAGACCAGACGGGAGAGGATCTGCTCGCCGGCCGCGTCGATCCAGTGATCCGGAAGCGCGCCGACGACGGCACGCCAGATCTGCACTTCGCAAGCGTCGAGATAGCCCGGTGGATCCGGGCGCCCCGCTCCCGGAATGGCGGGCGGCACGATGCTGAGACTAGCCTGAGATCTTCGGCCTCTGGGCATTGGCTAACTCACCGGCACGGAGCCCCACACCAGACAACACGTGGTGCCCGCCATTGCGGGAACGGATCGCGAGTTAGCCAGCGCGGAGCTTAACACAAATCGCGGATTTTGCTCAGTCATAAATATCAAATGGGGCGACAATCGCTTGAGGCGGTGTACTCATAAATCCTGCTCTGCGAGCGTGGCTCTATGTCTCCTTTGCCCCGACAACGACCAAGTGGCTGCCCGGCACCGAAACGACGTGAAGTGCGAGGAATAAACCCGCCCTACAAGGTGATCGAATAGCGGCACCGGTTGCTGCTGCGCATGAGTCCGGAAGTGGCTCGGAACGGTAGGGCCGCGCAGAACGTCCTGTTAGCGCTCAAACCCACGTTCGACCAGTTAGGACAGGACATGTTTGTAGCCCGCTAATGACTTGGAAAAAATCAGGGGCTTTTCGCTGAGTCGGGTGCGACTGGCAACTATCTGCGCTAGCTCGCTGGTGTCGGGCGCAGCGCGAGTTGCGCCGCCGGAGAAAAGACGCGCGCGCGCATGAGCACGGTGGCTACGAGGGCGGTGATGCCCGAGGCCGCCAGGATCATGGCCACGATGACGAACTGGTAGATCCCAGCGTAGACCGGGTTGGCGCCCGAAACCATCATGCCGGCCATAACGCCCGGAATCCACACCAGCCCGAGCGACTTCAGCATATCCAGCCGCGGCAGCAAGCTCGCGTAGACGGCGCTCCGCAAATAAGGCGTGACCGTCACGGCGGGCTCGGCCCCGAGCGAGAGGCCCGCCTCGATCTGTCCGACATGGGCGACGATCTCGGCGCGGAAGCGCTCGATGGCCTGCGCGCACGCGTTCATCGCGTTGGCAATGATCATGCTACCGACCGGCACGAGCACCGCGATGTCAGGCTGCAGGCTGCTGGTCGCGAGCATCGCAGCGATAACGGTCCCGCCGCCGGCAGCGATCGCCCAGAAGCAGAGCAGGAACGCCCCCTCCATGCCCTTGAGCCGGCGGGAGGCCGTGACTGCCGCGGCAAC